TTCCAGTCGTGTCAAGGATTTTTCTTCCAAGGAAGTTTTTGTCAAGACTGAGGCCTTACTTGTTGAACACAAGCCCAATTGGGCACCTCGCGTCATTTATAAGGGCACTGACGTGTACAACGCTTTGTCTGGCCCTATAGCCTGTGAGTTGATGGACAGGCTAGCCAGGCTGTGCGATCGCGGAGCGGGCACCACGCGTTTCAAAATTGCTTACAAAAAGACTGCTCCTGAGTATGTTCCTTTTCTTGAGTCTGACTCAGGGGACTACCTCGAGTGTGACTTTTCTAGCAATGATAAGTTACAGTGCGCGGATGTTCACTTGCTCTCAGCAAGGATGTACAGGCTTCTTGGGGCTCCCGAGTGGTTTGTGCGTCTTTACTGCCTCAGCGACAAGTTTGCTGTTTCCAATCGCAAGCACGGTGTTCGTGGTGTTTTGGAGCATCAGTTGCCAACTGGTGCTACTGACACCACTCTCCGTAATTGCCTTTGGAACATGACTTTGTCGTACATATGCATTGTGTTGGAGATGAAGGCCAGCAGCTCCAGGTCTGGGATACTTGGGGATGATGCTGTGCACAGGGTCTCTAACATGCCTCGTCATGCTTGCCGCATATACACTAACATTTGCAAGGAGGCTCACATGGAGGTCAGGGTGTTTCGGCGCCGTGGCCTTGTCGAGTGTACTTTCTTGAGTAAATGTTTTATTCCTTCTCGTACTGGGCCGCACTTCACTGTGCCCCTTCTCGGGAAGGCTTTGGGCAAGTTCAACATGCGTGCCAATTTGAATTCCGCGCTTTCTGACCATGCATACTTTGCTGGCAAAAGCATTGGTTACGCTTACGAGTTTCGCTTTGTTCCTGATTTGCGCGACCTTTTTCTCGCGCGCTTTAGTTGGGAATGGAGTCATGTCAAGAGTGACCCGAAAGGCTTCCGTCAAGCTGATGCCTATGTGTCATGGAATGCCCGAGAGGCTGGCATTACCCTCAAGTCTATCCGCTCCAAGCTGGTAGAGGAGAGGTTGTGCTCGTCTTGCGAGTTTAACGCTTTCTGTTACCATAGGTATGGCCTTTTTGGTCAGGACGTTGTAGATTTGTTTGCCCAGGCGGTTCTAAATCCTGGGGTCCTTGTTGACCTGCAGGGTTGGCCAGCCATGCTGTTGGTTCACGACTTTGCGTAGTTCTTAACGCTCAGCCGGCCCAACGGCCGTACGGCAACCTAACCTGCAAC